ATGCACTCCCAAGCCAGCCAATACACATCACTCTGTTTTTCATCGTCACGAAAGGCTTTGTGAAAGCCCTTCTTGGCGTAAACCTCGAATGCGTATTCGATCGATGGGGTTATCTGATGATCAGATACAGAGCCATCTGCCCTTGTGATCTTTAGCTTTGCCATTCTTTAGCCCTTTTCTTTAGTAGTTAGATTATGACCAAGTACCAGTTGTTGCGATTGCTGTCTTGCTGTTGCAAGTAAATGTAAGGTCTAGCATACCTTCATCGGCTACTGCGCCGTTGATGTCTGTTAGGTTATCAACCAAAATTGTTCCAGAATACAAAACATTGGTTGCTGATACAGCAGCTGATGAATCTTGGATTGCTGCGAAAGCAACAGTCGTTCCATAAGCAGCCTGAAGGGTTGCTAGAACGTTTGCTGCTGCTGTGTCGTTCAAGAATGACACTGTGATGGTATCTGCTGAAAGTCCGGTAACGAACTTATGAGCTGTGTCGCCCATAGCAGTAACTTCGATCTGATCTGACTGACGGTTAAGTGTGAACGCAGTGACGTGATCTGAAAGATTGATAGTGGCAATCTTTAGACCAACTTTGTTATTTAGAAAAATTGCCATGATTATTCTTCTTCCTTCTTAGTAGTTACTGACTTTGGTGCTGTGGTGATCTGACCAATCTTCTTCAAGAAGGCTAGATCCTCTGGTGTTAGGTCTGACATATTAACTCCAACTTGTTAGGATTGATACGGACATCTCGCAGCTGAGCAGATCACCTGATGCAGCATTGAGAACGCTTGGGGCAGACACGCTGCCTACATTATAGGTCAAAGAACTAGCAGCGAGTAAATTAAACACTCGAACTACATTAGTTTCGATGGAATTCAAATTGCCCTCGTTATCGAAGAGGGGCACAGTCAAAATCAGCCGAAAGTTAGCCAGTGCGCTGACTGTGTTGCGCGAGTTATTGCTCGGGGCGAGATACGGATCGTCCGGGCTTACGATAACTGAATTGGCAAGAACTACGCTTGGCGGAAACGCGAATGTGCTCCAAAGAGAATCATCAACTAACGCGGTTGCTAGCGTAGTTCGAAGTGTTGTTACTGATGATGGCATTAGCCCACCATTGAGCGAGGGTCTAGCGCGTGCGCGATCAATCCTCTTACCTTAGCGAGCAGCTGTGCTGACATTCGATAAGGTGAGGGCTGGAAATCTACGGAGTTAGAACCAGTCAAAGTGCTGGTTCTTGCTTGCCAGATCTCAACAGCTATCATCAAAGCGGCTTGCTGGACTGCCATGTCTAAAGTCCAGTCTGTGTAAGTTGTAGTCGATACAGATCCATAAGGGTAAATTGGGTGATACGCCTGGGCTGTTGCATGAGCTGTAGCCACAGTAATTGAGTAATTACCCATTGATGTAATTACTTTACTGCCATTGTATGAACTACCTGAATTGGCGATTGTTACAGTTTGACCAACATAAAAGGTATCTCTAATTGGATCATCAAAGTAAAGAGTGCCTTCACCAACTATATTCTCATGAGCTACAGAGAACCACTTGGGAGCCCATAGCATCGGGATAAGGACTGAATCACTAGCATCACATACTTCTTGGATTGTCGCGTCTGGGTATAACGAACCCACGCCAAGAGTCGATTTCAATTCGGCTACTGTGCAGAGTGACATTCCAATTCCTTTCTAAAGACCAAGAGGGGGCAAGGGCTATGCCCCCTCTCAGCGACTTAGGGTATTACTTAAGCAGCGTTAAAACGGAACGCGCCTGCGCCAATCTTTGTAGCGATTGCGCCATAGCCGTAGTAGCCAACTTCAACTTGACCAGTACCGACCTTATCGGCGCGAAGCTGTAGGCGATTTGATTCATACCATGTGTATGAATCGCGATTCACAACGATGATTGAGTTATCTGCTACTCCTGTGATTGTGTAATCAACATAGAGATCAAGACCCAGCAATGAACCACGAAGTGATTGTGATACTGAGCCAGCAGCATTTTGTGGCTGTGATGCAATGAATAGAGGGCGGTTTGAAGAATCGACCATTCCCATGATGTTTGACCATTGGGTAGGTGAAACGATTACACCTGTTGCAAACTTAAATGTGTTTGAATAGATGCTGTCAGATGCGCGAGCAATAAAGCCAGCCATTTCAGCGCCATCCCAAGGAAGTGTAATTGTTGTTGCATCTGCTGTACCACCAGTAGCAAGAGCAGCGTTCACTGCTGTGTTAGTTGCCTTTGAATACGCATCGGCCATCAATGATTGCAATTCTGCAAAGAACGCAGGAGATGTGCGATCAAGGACTTCAACATCGAATAATTGCATTCCGGCATACTTTTTAACAGTTACATCAAGGTATTCAATTTCAACCTGAGTATCTGAGAACGCACCCTTTTCTGCAGCTACGGCCACAGTAGGAACTGCCTTAACGCGAGGAATCTGGAACTTCATACCTGCATCTGGAAGTGTGCCAGTTGAAATTGCATCAATAGCTGGGCGACCTGCTGTAGATTTTCCGTTGATAATTTCTGTTAACTGGCGTGTTGGTACAAGACCAGCAACTTCAGTTGTTGTTGTATCTGATGCAGCAGCTAAGTATTGACGAGCATTATCGTCACCAAGTTGTGCGCGGATAGAGTTTTCAAGATAAACCTCGTTAGATAAATTAATACGAGGCTTTGAGTAAATCATTGCTGTGACAGTTGGGCGAGCAGCTTCAACCGCTTGTGCTTCAACTGGTGTTGCTTCGACGGCTGGAGTGGTATTTTCCACGTTGGCTATCTCGCTTTCTGTTTGAGGGGTTTCTTCGACAGGGATTGTTTCCTCTGCCGCGATCTCTAATACTTGAGCAGACTTGAATGCTGGCTCTGTTACTAGAGAAACTTCTTTTAATTTAGCCGCTGTAACAACCATGTGTCCATTGCGCGATGGCTTCGATGCAATAATTTCTGCACCAATAGACAGCCCTGAAACTAAACCTTCTTGCGCTTGAATAAGTGCATCGTTTCCACCTGTCGAACGCGATAACTTAAAGGTTGCATAAATACCTTCAGGACGAATTTCAGCTGCAGTCATACGACCAACTGGCTTCTTCATATCGTGCTGTGAAAGCAACTTAATCTTTGAGATGTCAGTAACATCGATTGAACCAGCTTCAAATACTGCGCCGCCAAGATTTGTGTGACCAACTTCGCCTGTTCCCATTGGCACAATAAGTCCTGAGATTTCGCGGCGTTCTTCTGAACATTCAATAGATGATGCTTCGATGTATAAAGTTTCCATTATTCTGTTTCACTTCCGTTAGGAGTCATGTCTTCCATTTCCATTGCTTGTTCTGTAGTAATAAGACCCAGAGATAACATTTTTTCAAGTACCATCAAACGATCCATTGGATTAGTTCGAAGGAATGTGTCATCAACAGCAAACTTGACATAATGACCAGCAGTTGAAATGTCATCCATCGATAGACGATCTTCAATCGCACAAATAAAAGGTTGGATCATCCAGATAAACTGTCTGCGTTCATCTTGAACATTTGCATAAGTCATTGTGTTGTTTTGGTCAGCTGATAAATAGTAAGGCGGAACTCCGCATAGTCGCGCAATTTCAGTCGCGCTGTTTTGGATCGCTTCGTTATACATCATGTCTTTAGGTGAAAATGAAGTTGCGTTATATTCAAGAGTAGATGTCAAGTAAGCAGTAGAACGATTAAGGCGAGCAGCCTTCCACGCAGCTAGTAAGCCACTAACTTCTTTTGGATCGAGGTCAGCACCATTATTCCGAATGTAACCCGACGGCATCGGAGTTTGGGCAGCGATAGAAGCTGATCTGTGAATGTCAATAGCACTTTGAATAGCGCGAGCAGAAGTGTTTAAGATACCTTCATCTTTTTGAAAGGTAATAAGAGAACCAACACCGGACATTGGTACAGCAACGCCATCAATATAGTATTGAGTTACAATAGTTGATGGGAAGTCTGTATCAAATGTAACGCGAGTGTTAGCAATCCACTCTGCTCTGGCCATTCTTCCATCTTCTGCATAAACTTCTTTAATCTGCCAGTAAGCGGATCCATACATAAGCAATGAATCGACTGTCCACAAGATACTTACGAATCGTGGCTGATTAAGTGATGGCTGTTCAACCCATCGAGGCGGTGCAATTTCTTCGCCTGTAGATTTTTTGTAATACTCTAAAGGGATTGAGGCAATAGTTCCAGCTATAAGATCTCTACATCTTTTGATTGCTGGCACACTCATAGCTTCTTGGCGAAGCATTGATGAAACACTATAATAATTATTATAGGGAAGAAATTGATCGCCTAAAATTTGAGGGGCATATTGCGCTTCGACAGACGGCTTAGTTGGCTTTGATTCTGCTCGCGAAAATATACCCATAGCCTAAATGATAGCACAACCTAGACAGATTGTTGGTATATGTCAAGTTATAATTTGAGGTTTTGGTGCTGGCAACATTAACTTAGATACAGCCATTGCAACGCCGATAATTGCTGAGATGTCACCAGCTGACTTGCGCTTGATGATTCTCCATGCTGAGTCATTGACCTTAGCTGCACAGTTATTGAATTGGCTGATTAGTTCTGCTTGGCCATTATGAACTACTTTGTGAGTTACGAGACCAGTTAAGAGATCGCCACACGCCTGATAGAACTGCTGGCCGCTAACATCTTCTGTCATTACACCGGACTGCTTCAATCTATCGGCGATTGATTGCGTGGCGTATTTGTCATAGCAAACCATTCTTGGCCTGTAGAGATCTGACCAAGCCTTTATAGCAACTGCGATCTTTAGATCATCTACAGCTACTTGGCTTGACCAAGTTTCCATAATGCCGATACCAATGCGGCCATCGGGAAGGATCTGGCCAGCAATTAGGGAAGCATTGCGCCTTGACGGGCTAACATCGAATGCAAAGACTGTATATGCGCCGACTGCGATCTCCAGAGTGTTATCGCTGGTCTCTTCCAGAACGCCATGTGGCCAGGGTGATTGAAGGCTATCGATCCACTGGCAAAGGGTTTCAGTTCTTGTAGTTTCAAGTGGGGCTGTCGCTATTGCCTCTTCGATCGACTCTTTGGTGACTGTGTAGCCAAGTGCAGGATTACTAGGCACTACCGCGTTACGCCAAAAGGCATCTGATGAGATATCGATTTTGCAATATTGAGGCGCACTGTATTCGTAGTAGCCAAAGGTCTCTGGCGGATAATCTTTGGCGCGTTCGACCAATCCGTTCAAAACTGTGCTAAACGCATCACCGGCATTGGAAGTTAAGAATGTCTGGGCATTAGCTCTGGCTCTAGTGGTTGGAATTGCAGCCTTGTAGCCATCTTCTGAGATTTCACGCACTTCATCGATCCATAAGAAGTCTGCTGTGCGACCACGAGCTGAGTCTCTCGTATCTGATACCAAGTCAAGGGTTGCGCCGTTAAGCAGCTCGATCCGCTCGCCACCATTGGCATATCTGACTGCCTTAGTCATGGCTTTGAGTTCTGGAGTCGATTCGATAATCCAAGCGATCTCTCTAAAGGTCATCAAGGCCGTTGCTCGGTTTGAGGACATAATTATGTGTTTCTTCTCGTTGCCGTAAAACATTCCCCAGATAACACGAACGCGGCCTAGGTGAGACTTGCCATTCTGTCTCGAAATAAGCAGCAGCGCGGTCTTGACCCGATATTGATCTTTCTTATCGGTCATCATCATCTGGTTGAGAATGAACTCCTGGTAAGGCATCAGCTTGTCCATCTTTAGACGTTCAACCATCTCTAGAACTTCACCAGCTCGTGACTTGCCCTTTAGAAGTGGGCTATGGACTCGTGGCTTGGTTGCCCCTCGTAGGGCTTTGGTGCGCTTGGGCTTATCTGTCATTGATTCGGGTTGGGTTTGATCTTAAAAGGACTGTCTGGCATCGGCTCGGACTGCATCGGGTAGATACGGGATGAAAAGACAGGGGGGGTAGCCGTCTTACCTAAAAAAACCCCATCATTGAGCGCACCTTTACGCAGGTTGCAGCTCTTACACAATACTCTTAGATTATCGAGGTCATGAGTTCCCCCGGACTTTCTTGGGATGATGTGATCGATGTGCATCTCACCTTCATCTGTGCCACAGATCTGACATATCCTGCCATCGCGTGAGAACACTCGCTCTCGCTGTCCTCGATAGCGTCTAGTGTTTAACTTATCGATACCCATTACACATCATCATAACAGAGCCCACATAACCACCATGCATATACTTCCATAAGTTCTGACTCTGGTGTATCTTCCTCACATCTTGAACACTTAATCGTATCTTCTTCTAATGCCATGAATGTTTCTTCCAATGATCTAATGCTGCACAGAAGTCAGGCTCATCATACTCTGTGACTCCATACCTATGAGCCACATACCTACTACTCCAGTCATACTGTTGCTCAGGTGTAGCAGTCTTTAACCATTGTGACCTACCCTGCATAAACCCATGATGGCTACCATTAACAGCATTGAAGTTCCAGTTACTCTCTTTAGTAGCAAGAGTATCTAAGCATTGGTAAGTGTTAACTGTTAACTGGCTTTGAATATATTCTTTAATCGTTAAAGGTTTAACTTCTTTTGCTACTGCTTCTGTGGGAGTCGATTCATTTATGAATAGGCCTGCCCCAACAGCTAAACACGCGGTCGCGAGCAATCGCCCACAGGCGCTCGCTAGCGAGTTATAGCGTAGCAGTCGTGTCAAATCCATTTGATTACCTTTCTATAAGTGCTGGTCAGAGTGCGTGTCTAATCCTGATTGCAATCATGTCGAACAGTTATGTCAAAGCTGCATAACTGGCAACCCATAACTTCATAACAATATGCGCACATATATTCGAACTGCACTTCGTCACAACATCTAAAGTGTGCAGTGCTATCTGATTTTAATTTGTAGTCAAAACTCATTTCTTTTCCTTTCCCCAGCCAGTGCCTTTAAAGATTGCTGGCGTTGCTGTAAATACCCGAATCATGGGAGTAGAGCAATGCAGTACCGGGTTTCCGACTGCACTCATTGAGTGTTCAAGCTCTTGTGTTTGCCCACAAACTATGCATTCATAATCATAAATCGGCATTGTGATCCTTACACTTTGTACAGTAATCCTCATTAAGTAGCCAAGTGCCACAGCCTTTGCATCGGCTTGGTTCTTGAAACCATTCTGAGTAATCAACTTTATTGAGTAGCTGAACCAGATCAGAGAATCGAAGCATTGCGCCGTATTCGGCCGCATCTTCGCCCTGCCCATTGAATCTCATAACCACAACACTCAGCTTCCCATCTGAGCGTTTGCGTGTCTGATCCAGCCACTCCTTCGGTTGGAAGGCGGCACGCGCTTTAACCTCGATGTCGAACGGGACACCAGTTACATCGCTACCTTGCCGACCTGCCCCAGCACTGTCTGCATAGGGGAACCACTTTTTAAGGTACTCAGCGACGACTTTCTGAGTGCGATAACCCCTGTGCTTACGATGCTGGGAAGCCATTAGTTATAACCAGATCGGTGGGCATTGTTCTGCCCGATTCTTAGATGGGCAGGTATAGCCTTGGTAAGGTTTCCCCGTTTTTGAGGACACGCCGCTTTTCATAATCATAAAGTCGTGTTGGCACTTAGGTGCTTGCGGTACTTCTTTGGCATTAAGTTCATCAGACAATAAGTTCATTGCTTCATTCAATGATGGTGCAGCTGATATTGGAATTACATTCATATCATCTTTAGGATCAGCAATAGTCCAGGCATCTGCTACTGGCTCTGGGAACTTTTGTTTGATGATTGGCTTTTCTGCTTCAATTCCGCCTCGTCCTGCCAATTGTACTTTGACCATCTCTTCTCGGCTTGGTCGCTTGCCTTTAGCAGCGAAACCTGCGTTAGCAAGAGCTCTGCCGATCGCTGAAGTTTCGCAGTTTTCCAAAGCGCTAGTTGCATTAACACCGCGATCAGAATCCTTCTCTTCAGCATAGCCAGTCGAGTATGCGACTTGGTCGAGATAAGTGCGGTAGAGATAGGCTTTAATAACATATCGATGAGCTTCACATACTTCCAATTCCGTTGATACGCGTCCATCTGGGAACTCCTTCCAAAACTTTTCCAGTCGGCTCTCGACTGTTTCGTAATCGGCTAAATTAAACGCCATGATTGATCTCCTCTTGCTTTACTAGAAACTCGGCTTGCTCGGTTAAAGGCCAGTGAGATCCATCTGGCCAGATTGACACCCAGACAGCGCAAGGCTGGCAATAATGTCGGTTGATCCCTTTAGACTTTGCGTGCTGACTAACCACAGTCCAAACTGCAAAAGTCTTACCCTTGCCATTCGGGTGATCTCGACCCCACTTCATCTGGCAGTAATCACACCAAGTTCCGGACTTTGCCTTAGTAACTGTCAAGGTCGTTCCAATCAGTTGATGTAATCTGGCCAGCGATTGCAGAGTACGCACAGATGTCCTTGTAACTGTCCGCGTGATCCTTTGTTGTTTGAGTTCTCGAAATCTTGGTGAGGATAAGGCAGATTGCGACTTCGTGCGGCTCGATGTTTTTGTCAAGATACACACTCCAGAGTCTTGCGATTCGAATGTGATTAAGAGTTGAGTCGCCGTATTCGTCACCTCGGTCGGTGAGTAGCTGCTTGGCTTCATCGAGAATATCCTTGGCCTTCACTCTGACCAGAATGTGTGTCGAGCGACCGAACGGCCGAGTGCATAACCTTCTTCTTTGCCTTCTTTGTAACCTAAGCCGTAACCAGCTGCTATTCCAACTACCAGAAACGCCAGCATTACCAGCGTTAGATATAAATCAAGATTCATTCTTAGCCCCTTTACTTCAGTGAGGATCACTGATAAGGATTAAGGTACAGGCTATGGCAGACTAAGCAAGCATCTTTTGATAACGAAATGGTAACAATTCTCCATCGTCCATCGCATCATCGATGTCACGCCTAAGCGGATTATCGAGATCGTCCATACCTGCGACCGCCATAAGCGAAGGTTCCGTCCTTTTCTATGTGAATTGTTGACACTTGGACACCCTTAGCATCTTCTTCTACGATCAAAAATGCTTGTTGCCAGTTCATCGTTCCCTTTGTGTAATGAGCCTTGCGAATATCCATTAGATGTCCACCCTCAAAGCCTCGCAGGATACGGCCTAATTTGCCCCCTGAAGCCTCTGTAAAGGCTGATTGACCTGCTCTGTGAGTATGTCCACAGATAACGCTTAGCCCATGCCTACGGGCTGCTTCTAGGGCTGTAAGACCAGGAGTCGGTTTAATTGGTTGCTCATCTCCATGCACTGCAACATAACCTTTAGCAATAGGGAATGGCTTCTTATGATAAGAGATCCCTAATTCATCGAGCTTCATAAACTTTTCAAAGCGCAGTTCTGGTAATGACAAGAATGCTGGGATCTTGTTCATGATCACATTGTAAAGACGATCAGTGTGGTTTGACCTGATCATGTGAGCTTCTTTGGCGTGCTGCGTCAATTCCCATAGGACATCGACTGCCATGTCACGATCCGCAGCTAGTGTTTGTTCGTACCAGCCTGGCTTGTTTTCTGTCCATCGGCTGATTTGTGGGAGATCGATCTCATCTCCGAGAGTAACCACAGCATCAGGGCGAAACGTCTTAACAAAATTAGAAACATTCTTGACTGCTACTTCATCGTGATAAGGGACTTGTAAGTCTGGTATTACGATGGTTCTCTTCATTAATCCTCGTCATCGTCAGGATAGAAGTCCGGCATATTGCTGGGATTATCGTTGATGCGCTTAGGGAGTATCCAGTCAGGATAAGAGAATGGATCC